TAGTGGATCAACCCTCTTCAACACTGTCGTCGTCATCGGATCCGACGGGCGGCTTCTGAACAAGCACCGAAAACTGATGCCGACAAATCCAGAGCGCATGGTTTGGGGTCAAGGAGACGCGAGTGGACTTCGCGTTGTCGAAACGCCTGTCGGCCGCATCGGCTGTCTGATCTGCTGGGAAAGCTACATGCCGCTGGCTCGTTTCGCCCTCTATGCGCAGAAACTCGACATTTACGTCGCACCGACATGGGACAACGGCAAGACTTGGCTGTCGAGCATGAGCCATATCGCGCGCGAAGGTGGATGCTGGGTGCTCGGAACTGCAACGGCCTTGAACGAGCGGGATATCCCGGCGGATTTTCCCGAGCGAGACAAACTCTTTTCCAGTGGCGAATGGGTGAACCCTGGCGATGCCATAGTGGTGCAGCCCAATGGCGCTGTAGCCGCGGGGCCGCTCCATGAAGAGGTTGGCGTTCTTTATGCGACGGTTGACGTCGAAACCGCTCGTGCAGCCCGGAAATCGCTGGACGTAGCCGGGCATTACGGCAGGCCCGACATCTTCAGGCTTGAAGTCGATCGCAGGGGATTGCCACCAGCCATATTTCTCGACGATCAGGACTCAAATGTGGTTCCGTTGAAGGAATACGACCGACTGGACACTGAGAACTGGCGATCAGTATCGGGCTGATGTGTTGCGACTGTCGCTGCCACGCTTGCGATGGCGCCTTCAGTTCGCTCTTCGTTCGTCAGATGCTTAAGGCAGACCCTTTTGCTTTGAGCACCATTTCAGACCTATTGGCTGAGCAGTCGGCGTTACGCATGGATCAGCACGACCCGGTGGTTCTCGCCACGCCCAGTCCGAGTAGTTGCAAACAACAGCCCATGGTCCGTCCTGTTGGGAGAAGGCTGTTATGTTTTCCCGATTTTACGGGATACATCAGCAAGGAGATTGCCGACTTGGGTCCTCACAACATCTCTGAACCGGCTGAGGGCGTCGTTTCAACCGTCGCCAGTTTTCTGCTCGCGAGCGCCACGACAACTCCAAAGACAAACACGCCAGTCAGACCGAACGCAAGGAAAAAGCCTAGCGTCGGAAACACGCCAGACGCATCCATGATCGCCGTGACGGCAAAGGGAGCGATGGCGGTGGCCAGTTGGCGCGCCGCCGTGATCCAGCCGACAGAGGTCCCGTATGATCGGCGGCCGAACAATTCGAGCGGCAGTGTTCCACCGACGATGCTCATCAAGCCTGACCCTACGCCAAAGAGGACCGAGAACGCGACGGCACCTGCTAGGGATGGCGCACTGAGAAGAAGTACCGCAAGGCCAGACGCCAAAGCAGCCGTTGCGCCTGCGGCAAGCCAAGTCTGCGGGAGGTTTGAGCCAAAGACCATGTTGAGAAGGCGGCTGGCGACCTGAGCCGGTCCAAACAGCGCTCCTACAGCGACGGCCGCTGTGCCAAGCCCCACCGCCGTCAACAGCGGGACCATTTGAACGAGGACTGCGCCAAGGACGAAACCCTCAAGCGCGAAGCCGACAAGCAGCAGCACAAAAATGGGCGACCATTTCGACGGCCGCGCCACTGCGTGCGAAGTGGCTGCCACTCGCGAAGCTTTTCGAGTCGAGCCGTGACGTGGAAGCAGGTAATGCAAAGGCATGCAAATGAGCAGGTGCATGGCGGCAAAAATCAGCAATATCTCCCGCCATGTGAAATATCCCTGCAGCTCCGTTGTGAGCGGCCAGAACACCGTCGAGGCGAAACCGCCTATCAAGGTCAGATGCGTGATGCTCCGCTGCGCGTACGAACCGCCAAATTGCACGATGGCAATGAACGCCGAGCTGTAGAGGACAAAGCAGGACGAGACCTGCATCGCGACGATGCCGATTGCGAATGCCGCAGTGCCTGGCACCAGCGCGGTCCACAACAACGAGACCGTCGCTGCGAGCGACCCGGCTGCCATCAAGACCGGCGCGCCGTGCCGGTCGGTCCAAGTCCCGGCGCTTGGCGCGAGAAAGGCGCTGAGCAGCAAAGCGCCCGAAAGAAAAGCAAAAAGCAGCGAGAGGGGAAGACCTAGCTCCCGCGCCGCGTCTGGCGCGAGAAGACTGTAGCTGTAGTAGAGTGTGCCATAACCAATGATCTGCGTGAGACCGAGCGCCCAAATAGCAAGCGCTGGCGCTTTTTGGTCAGTCATTCAAGCACGCAAGGCAACAGTCTCGCGACCTGGCACTGCCGTTGAGCAGCCGCAGCCCGCCTTGCCCTCGTCTTTGGCCACGGCATCGGCAACGCAGCAAGCATCCACTGCTGCCGGTGCTGGACCGCCGCAGCAGCCGGCCGAGGCAATTTCAGTGCTCGGGGTCGCGTTGCAGACGCCCGTTTCTGGGAGCACGAGTTGGACCTCGCGCGCTGCCTTTTGGTCGCCCGCAATTGATGCAACGACGGACCGGGCCTGTTCATAACCGGTTAGCATGAGAAAGGTCGGCGCTCGTCCGTAGGACTTGGCCCCGACAATCACGAAGCCGCTTTCCGGATGCTCAAGTTCAGCAACGCCATGCGGCGGTACGGTGCCGCAGGAATGGAGATTGGGATCAATCAAAGGCGCCAGCGCAGGTGGTGCCTCAACGGCCGGGTCGAGCGAGACGCGAAGCTCGCGCAGGAACGACAAGTCAGGCCGGAAGCCGGCTGCTACAATGATCCTGTCAACGCCGACGACGAAATCCACGCCATCGCGCCGCGCGTGTACTCTCAAGCCTTGGCCGCTGCGCTCGATGCGCTGGACCGAAAATGACGTAAGCATTGTCAGCCGACCATCATCCATCGCAGCCTTGGCGGCGAGGCCGAGCGCGCCGCGCTCCGGCAACTGGTCGTTCAATCCACCGCCAAGCAGGCGATCGATGTTCGCATGCCTCAGTGCCCACAGGATTTCGGTCGCCTTGTCCTCCTGCTGCAACTCCATAAGCGCGAGCGCCGCGTTGATCGCGGAGTGGCCGCTGCCAATGACGAGTGTGCTCTTGCCGGCATAGAGCGACCGCTCAGCGCCAATCACGTCGGGAATGCCGTAAGCGATCCTGTCGGCATTGGCCCGCTCTCCTGGTACAGGAAGTCCGTCCACGCCGATTGGGTTCGGCTGCGTCCACGTTCCAGACGCGTCGATGACTGCACGTACACGCGCCCGCTGGTCCTCACCATTGGCATCTGCGTACTGAACTAAGAAAGGCGAGGCCTCACGTTCATTCGAGGACATCTTATCCCTGCCCTCGCGGGTAATGGCTGTTACCTGTGCGCCTAGGCGGAGATTCGGCGCGATCTGCGGCAATGCCGCGAGCGGTGCCAGATATTGATCGATGATTTCGCAGCCGGTCGGCAGGTGGTCGGGATTCGGTTCCGTCCAGCCAGAAGCCTGGAGGAGCGCCAAGGCTGCCGGGTCGATATTGTAGCGCCAAGGGGAGAACACACGCACATGCGCCCATTCGCGCATCGCCGCGCCAGCTTCGCGGCCACGCTCGAAAATTAGCGGCCGGATTCCGCGTTGGACGAGATGTGCAGCGGCTGAGAGGCCGGCAGGCCCGGCACCAATGACCGCGACGGGAAGCTCAGGAGAAACCATCTTCATTGCTCCTTCGATGTTTCTAAGAAATTCGAATTAGCGAGGCAAAAAAGGGGGTCATGCAACCTCCCTTTGCGCGACAGCTGGCGGGCAGGTCGAGTCTGCGCAGCACTCGTCCGAAAGATAGCCAATCAACCCGTTCATGGCCGGATAATTGGCGCGGCATAAAAGCGTTGTCGCCTGCCGTTCCTGCGTCACCAACCCGACATCAATCAGCTTTCTGCAGTGATGGGAAAGCGTTGAATTTGGAATGCCCAGCTTTGCCTGGATACGTCCAACGGGCATGCCTTCGTCGCCCGCACGAACCAGGAGGCGGTAGATGTTTAAGCGTGTCGGATTGCCGAGCGCTTCGAGCTGGGCTGCTGCTTTTTCGAGTTTCATGGAAATATAGATAGACGCGAAAATTGCATCGGTCAATCCATATTTCGAAAATTCTCGAAACTGTCATATAACTGTCATGTCGTGAGCATAGGTCGGGTGCATTTCCATGCGGACGGCAAAATGAGCGACCCTCACAATGTTCTATTCCTCTGCACTGGCAACAGCGCCCGCTCGATCCTAGCCGAGTCGATCCTCTTGAAAGACGGCGCTGGCCGCTTCCGTTCCTTTTCGGCTGGCAGCCATCCCAAGGGCGCGGTGCATCCAATGGCGCTCAAGGTGCTAGCTGCTATGGATTATCCGAGCACTGGCTTCCGGTCGAAATCGTGGGACGAGTTTGCTGGGCCTGGTGCGCCTCAGATGGATTTCGTTTTCACTGTCTGCGACAACGCTGCAGGCGAAACGTGCCCGCTCTGGCCTGGGCATCCAATGACCGCTCATTGGGGCATCGAGGACCCGGCAGCCGTAGAGGGAAGCGAGATAGACAAGGAGCGCGCCTTTTCCGACGCTGCGCGCTTCATGCGCAACCGCATTTCAGCTTTCATCAACCTGCCGCTTTCAACCATTGACCGGATGGCACTCGGCACCAAGCTTCGCGACATTGGGCAGATGGAAGGCTCAACGTTCGGCAACCCGCAAGCCGGATAGTGCCCCAGGCGACTCTCTCGCGGCGTCTGGTGGCGGAAGCGCTCGGCACCGCCATGCTCGTCGCAGCCGTTGTCGGCTCCGGCATCATGGCAACCTCGCTTACGAAAGACGCTGGACTCGCATTACTCGCGAATTCGCTGGCGACCGGCGCTGCACTGGTCGTGCTCATAGCGACGCTTGGGCCTCTCTCCGGCGCGCATTTCAATCCGGTAGTGTCGCTTGCTCTCTGGCTCAGGGGGTCGATGCCGCTAGGCGAGCTTGGCCCATATGTCTCTGCGCAGTTTGCAGGCGGAATTCTCGGCACGCTGGCCGCCCACGCAATGTTCGAAATGCCGTTGGCCGATCCTTCGCTGACGGCGCGCACCGGGGTCGGTCAATGGCTCTCCGAAGCCGTCGCGGCCTTCGGCCTCGTCGCAACGATTTTGGCCGGACTCCGCTACCGCGCCGATGCCATGCCCTGGCTGGTCGGCCTCTACATCACGTCCGCCTACTGGTTTACGGCGTCGACGTCATTCGCCAATCCGGCTGTGACGGTCGCGCGAGCGTTCACAGATACGTTTGCCGGCATTCGGCCTATTGATGCCCCGATCTTCATTGTCGCTCAAGTCGCCGGCGCGCTCGCCGCCATATTCCTAATCGGTTGGCTGCTGGATGACGCGGAGCGCTGACTGCTTCCACAACACCTCTGCATTTGCTCTTAGACCAAGTCTGCTTTGCGCCCCCAAGTCAGAAATTTGGTCCGACTCATCGTGAACCTGAAAGCGGACATCCAGAAGGACGAAAAGTTGGGCATCAGGTGCAGCGTCGCCACAGAAGTTCGAAGTAGTCATGGACACGGCCGAAAGATCAATGCGCTTTTAACCGTGCCGTGATCACGAGCTGGCTGATTGAGACCGACGCTTCAACGGCCGATGCGGATATGCATCATGTCGACCTGCCATTCGAGATACGCAGGCGGGGTGTTGGACGGCGGCTGGTGATTGAAGGGCAGGGGGCATCACAGCGCCGTATCGATCAGCCACTGATCGATATGATTGCTCGTGCCCATGCCTACCTCGGCGTGTTGACTGATGGGCAGGGCCTCGGACGCAAGCAGGTCGCCGAACAGTTCGGCGTGCATCCTGAGGATGTGAGCCGGCTCCTGCCGCTTGCGTATCTCTCACCGCGTATCGTTGAAGCGATCATGACCGGCAGGCAGCCCGCCGACCTTTCCGTGCGTCATCTCACCCGCGGCATTGAACTGCCTATCAGCTGGGCCGAACAGGAAAAGCTCCTCGGCGTCTGACCGTCAGTCACGCTAACAATCGGCCCACGATTGACAGCCGGTCGTGGCTCGCCTCATCGACCCCGCACCATCACCGGTCAACTTTAGTGGACACCGAAAAGGCCACACAGAGACGCAGCCGCCGAAACCGCCCGAAATCGGCCATTTCAGAGACGCTCGTTCCACTATGCCGGGGCGCGGTTCAGATAACCCACGGAAGTCGCGTGACAATTTGCGACAGCGAGATAAAGGCCAAGAAAAAAGGGACCGAATGGTGGGCGTGACAGGGATTGAACCTGTGACCCCTACGATGTCAACATTGTTCCCGCCGTCGAAACCCGTGCTCTGCCGGGAAGAGAGCGCTACGTCCGGTGCATCTGTTGTCGTCTGGTTCATCCTGTGTTCCGATTCCGAGGTTCGCCGAACCTAAAGCACTCTACGTATTTCGGTACGTCTGACCGCGAACGATCTTCGTAACGGCCCGTCCGGATATTCCGAAGTCGCGGCCTACATGAGACCGATATTCGCCATTCGCGACTCGCTGTTTGACCGAACGAGCCTGTTCAACTGTCAGGCGTTGCCGAGCCGGGCGATAGAGCGCTCGCGTGCCATGAATATCCTTGTGCGCGTCGTTCTCCTTGGCCGTCGCCCACGTCAGATGTCTGCCATTGATGCAGCGGCGATTGCCGCAAAGGTGGGCGGCGTGATGCTTCGCTGTCGGCGGCATTCCATGCGTTCGCTCACAAACGCGGCGCGTCGGCTTGTAGACGCCAGTCGCATCGCGTGCAGTTGGATAACCCGACGGGTGAAGACCGTACGGCCAAAGAATGCAGTCGTCTGTCGCCGCCTCAATGGCGGCCTCAACGAACAGTCTGGTGGCCCCGCGTCTGGTACTCATAGCGACTTCCTGATATCGAGCGTATCTGTCAGCTTGCGCAGGTAGGTAGGCGAGAAACGGGCATAGACCTTGGCCGTGATCTTCGTGTCGGAGTGTCCAAGGAACTGCGCTATTTCCTCCATCGAGTGTCCGTCTTCCGCGAGCCAGACTGCCGCCGAATGACGAAGCATGTGAGGCGAGACATCGGGCCTGTTGATGCCCGCTCCTGCCGCCTTCAAACCGCGCTTTATCGAGCCGATTTGCTTGCCCGCCCACTCTAGCACGAAGGGCGACAGCGCTCCAGCTTTCGCCTCCTGCAAAGCCGAAAAAAGCATGTCATTCATGGGGACTGTCGCGCGGCCTTTGCGCTTGGTTTTATCGAACGGATTGCGCAACTGAATCATGCGCCGGTCGAAGTCCACACGGTCCCAGGTTAGTTCGCGAGCTGCGGCCGATCTTGCCCCGGTTCCGATCAGCAACAGGATCGCAAGGCGGATATGCGGCGCGTTCGCCTTGTCGAGCATTCGTGCGACTTCATCGCGTGTCAGGTAGCCGTCCTTCGGCTCCGGTTTGGCCGGTCGCTCGATTGCCGGCGCCCGATCAATGAGACGATGCTTCTCGGCCCATTTCAAAACCATGCGAAGGTGGCCGAGCTCGGTGTGTATCGTGCCGTCTTTGATGCCCGCCTTCCGCCTCGCGGCGGTGTGCGCCCGGCAGTCGGCTATTGTGATCGCTTCACCGTCCATCGGCCCAAACCGTGCTTTCAGCGCTCGCCACGTGTAGACCATCGTGCCAACCACTGCTCTCCCCGCCATATCCTTGACATAGCCGTCCCATAGATCAGCTACCGTCTTGCCGCGCGGGCGCGTAAGCTCTGAGTATCGAGCCGGGGCGAGGCGGGCCGCCTCTTTTGGATCTGATGTTCCAAGTCGATAACGTCTCCGGATTCCGGCTTCGTCATCCCATGTGACACAGTACTCTCCACTGAGCCGGGTGAGCCTCCAGACTGACATTCGAACGCCTCCACATCTTCCGCGCGAATGCGGAGCAACTTGCCTCCCAAGCGGAACGAAGGCAACTCGCCGCGCTCGATCATGTTGTAGACATGCCGTTCCGAGCATTGCCAGCGCTCGGCAAGCGTTGTCGGCGTAAACGGGTTCGCCCTACTCACGCTGCTCTCCCCTAGAGAGGCGGGAAGCGGCCCAAGAATTGAAAGCGTCTGGCTGGCACCGAGAGCATGGTCGCAGCCCATCCGATATCGACTCCACCCGCCCCGTGCCATTGCAAGCCGCACAAGTCTTCGGCGTGTCGGCCAGCCGGCACCAATAGCAGTCGCATGGCTGGACGTGGCGGCGCTCAGCCATTGTCATGGGCCTTCTGAGCGAGGGCGGCGAGGGCAGTTTCAGCTTTCTCGGCTCGCTCGCGGAGCGCCGCCATATCCGAGTCCTTGGCGTAGGCGTCCAGCTCCAGATCGAAGCGAGTTTCGAGCGCGCGGTACGCTTCCCGCGCCTCATCGCGTTCTTTCTCGACTCGCTCTATTTGAGAGCGGAGGGCTGTCTTTGCGACCCACGCGGCCCATTTCGCTTCGACCGCTGACTTGGCCTCGTCTTCGCTATCGCGCCAGCCATTGCGGTCATCCCTGAAGCCACCGTCGCCGGGCAGGCTGGCTATCTCCCACCGCCAGCGTCCAGAACCGCTGCGCCGGACATTGCCGACCTGAACAGCGCCGCTGGTCGCAATCTGCGCCCGCTCAAGGTCTGGCCAATCAGCATCGATCGCCCACGCCAGCCGCGCAGCCAGTTCTTCTCGGTCTGCATTCATGATGCGGACTCGCCTTCCCAGCCGAGCGGGGCTTGAAAGCCTGCCGCATTTCGATGTCCGCCGCCGCCATACGCCTTTGCGATTGCCGACACGTCGAGACCTTCGGCCTTCGAGCGCAGGGAGAACACGCGCGCACCCGGCTTGTCGAAATAGCATGCCGCGAAGGGCTGCCCCTCCGCCATCGTGCCAGCGGCATCCGAAGACATCGTGTACGGCAAGTTGGCGACGGGAACCGCGTGTCCGCCAATGACCATCGTGCGCTTCGTCTGCTCAAGCAGTTCCGCGATGTCTTTGTGGTGCTTGAGTTCGATCGCGCCACCACGGTCGGCAACGTCTTGCAGGCCCATATGGTCGCGCGTCATTGCGTCGAGGTAATTCCAATTGCGGAACGTGTACTCGTGCGCAAAAATGAAGGCGTTGACCTCGCGCGACTGGGGGAGAGCAAACCGCCAAAGGTCGCGGTCGCCAACATAGTTGACGAGGTTCGGACGCTTCTGTCCCGGGTTGAAATAGTCCCACGCGATCTGCGCACCGCTCCGCTCCATATCGAACAGGGCATGAAGCGCGTTCGGCGAATTGCATTCGCGCTGCCAGTCACGCATGGCGTTCGGGTTGTATTGGCCGTCGAGCGGCGGCGGCAACTTCGACAGGTCTTCGGCGGCCGTCTTGTGGTGGTCGAGCACGAGCACGGTCGCCGCCGCGCGCGCCATTTGGTGAAGGACATCGTATTTGTAGGAAAAGTCCACGAGTAGAACGTCTCGACCGGTCACGTCTGGCGGCGGGTTGGCATAAACGCCGGGATGGAACTCGAATTCGTCACCGAACCGGCTGTGAACCACCCACGCAGCGGTAAAGCCATCCGCGCAGTTTCCGTGATAAATGCAAAGCGGTCGCATCTCCATTCCTTTCAAGCTTCTCTCGTTTCAAACATCGCCCGAGGCGGTAAGGCTGGAAGCCTCTCACGCTCCTGGTTCTTCAGGGTTCGGGTACTCTGGTCGAACGGCTTGCCCTTCATCTTCGAAACCGGTCGAATGCCCCGATGGGCTTGCCGTATCTTCGCCAGCTTCGACTTCGTGCTGGAATCGATGCCTGTCTTTTCCAGATGGCAATGAGCATGTATCGGCGCGAGGTTCGTTTCCCGATGCTCGCCGCCGTTGATGAGTGCTACAACGTGATCGGCCTGCCATGACTCGGCCGGTATCTTGATGGCGATCTTGCACCAGTGGCAGTGGCCACTGTCGCGGGTGAATATGCGGTCACGGACGCGCGGCGGTATCTTCGCGTCGTCGTGCTTTGCAACCCACTCTTTGACAGACCGGCTCAAAGCAAGTCCTCCAAGTCGATCTGTGGAGACTTACGGCGCCGGGTGCGGGCGGCGTTCACCTTACGATGCGGCGCGTCCCACTTGTTGTGACAGCGTTGGCAGAGGGCGCGGCACCGATCAGGATCGGCATGGCTTTCGTCATGATCCATGTGCGCGATCGTGAGCACGACGATGCCGCCTGTTTCAGGATGCGGCTTGCCGTTCTCCGCTCGGCAGTCGGGGTGCTGCGGTGTGCCCTCGCATCGGCTATCAGCACGTTCGAGCAACGACGCACGAAACGTTTTCCACTCGCGGGAGTGCGTGCCACCGCCTGGATAGAGTTTCATGCGTTCGGCCGAGATTGGCATCTCTCTCACCGATCCCCCGGCGCTGAGCCGAGCGCGTCGCGCGCGTCATACTGAGCGCGCCAAGCGTTGTATCGCGCGACCTTTTTGGAGCGTACTGTCTCGGGGTCGTGAAGCCCACAGTATCCAAGCGACCCATACCAATGCTTCGGGTTTTTCGAGCACTGGTGCGAGCCAAAGCCGCCGTCATAAACAGCAGCGCAACATTTCGCCTCGTTGTGCGCCCGTTTGTCGAAGCGACCAGTCCACGGACGCTGTGCTGCTCGTGCCTGTTCCTCAGTGACAATTTGCTCAGCCATCACACCGTCTCCCGTATCGCTGGAACAACATTGCCGAGCGACAGCATGTCGAACTCGTCAAACGGATCGTTCTGGTTGTCTGGCTTGAGTTCTGAGCGGAGCTGCTCGAGCTTTTCCTGCTTGCGCTGCCGGCAGAATTTCTCAGCTTCCGTGCGGGGTTTCGCGGTCATGCGGCTTTCCTTTCGCCGGGAAGCCAGCCGAACCGCTTGTCCGGCGGGATGGTGAGGACGACGCCTTGTTCCGAGTAGTGCTTGAAGATGCGGTCCAGGTAGGTCGTCTTCTGCTTGCTCGTCATCAGCCGTGTCACCGGCATGTCGAGCGGTTCCGACATGATCGCCAGCTTCTGTTCGTAGGGCAGTTCGCGAACGTGCTTGTCGTAGCGCTCGCGGAAGTGGTCGTTTTCCTCCCGGAGGATCGGGACGCCGATTGTCAGCTTGCAGAGTGCGCGAACTTCCTCCGGCGTGTCGCCGGTCTGCTGCGAAACCTCATTCATCCACAGCCGCTGCAATTTGTTCTGCTCGACCGAGCGGCGCTTGCCGGGCGTCAGCTCCGCTACGAACGGCAGCTTGTGCTGTTCGATGAAGCGGATCAGCAACGTCCGGTCGTGCTCTGTCTCGATCGTGCGGGTTCTCATGCCGCGTCTCGCAGATATCGGTTGGCGAACACGAGGAAGTCAGCGGCGAGATTAGCGCAGTCCGCCGACATTTCAGGGTAGCGGTAGGCAGTGAGAATTTGGGGAGCCGCTACGCGATACACCTGCGGCTCGATTTCCGTGATCTCGAAAATGTTCCAGCGGAACGTGTCGGCATGGAACAGATCGAGATAGAAGCGCCACTGGTATCCGGCCAGATATCGCTCAGGATCGAAACGGCTCGTGGTCTTGTGATCGGTGACGGTTGTTCCGTGAATGCCGTCCACCTGACCGGTGACTGTCAGTCCGCCATAGTTGCCGTATCCGCGCAGCTCCCTGGTAGTTGGCAACTCGACCTCGCCACCGGTCAGGTGAAACCGGTAGCCCAGCGCCTCCAGCGTATCGTGCTCGCCCGGTTCTGCCAGTTCCAGCGCCTTGTGAAAGGCGGTGCCGGCCTTCATGGCCTCGGTCGGCTCGTCGGTCGTGAGGAAGTGAACCAGATCTTCCACAGTCTGGTCGTCATCCTCGCGCCAGCGGCGAAACGCATCGATATTCGAGACGCGGGCAAGCATGTTAGGCGGCTTCCTTCTGAGCCTCAGCAGCGTAGGCGCCGGCCTTCTTGTCGAAGGACAGACCCAGGTCTTTCGCCCTGCCGGCCAGCATGGTCGAGCAGACCTTGCCGCCCTCCTTGGCGCGCTCTATCAAGCCGTTGATGCCGTCCGCGTCCTTGACCTTCGGCAGTGCTTCGCGGAACCATGCCTGTTCCTCGATCGCGGCCTTCTGGTCCTCGGTGAGTTCGTTCAGCCGGTCCTTCGTCATCTGAATGACGTTGGCGAGGAAGCCGTCAAAACCGCCGTCACTGAAATGGGGAACCTGCAACGGCTCCAACTGGCCGGGGTTCTTGCCGAACGCGGCGTCGGTCGGAGAAAAGCGCAGCCAGCGCTTGCCGTCCGCGATAACGAGCCGACCCATTGCATCGGCGGCCTTGTAGATTTCGCCCTTGGAGCCGCCCTGAACGTCCAGCCGTTCGATGATGTCGTCACCGTTGCGCTGCTCGTCCATGTGAGCGATCAGCACCACGTCCTTGCCGAAGCTATTGAGTAGTTTCAGGAAGGCGACGAAGCGGCTTTTCAGTTCGCCGTAGCCCTGCAAGGTCAGCGCTCCACCGCGACCATGCTTCGGGTTCACGCGGATAATGTCGGCGGTGAGCGCGTCGAGCGCGCGGCCGGCGGTGTCAACGATCACCGTCTTGAACGGTGCCAGGTCGTCAGCGGTGATGTTCGCCACGTCCGACCAGTCGTTCACGCGCACCGTGTCTTTGCGGTTCGCGGCGCGGTGGCTACCGTTGTCGAAGTCGAGCAGCAGCGGCGTTTCCGCGGTAAAGGCCAGCGACGACTTCCCGAGGCCGGGCGGGCCGTATATGACCATGTTGAGCCGTTCGACCGTGATAGGGTCAGACGCGCGGGTGATCTTGAGCATGTGTCTTCTCCATTGGGTTTGAGTTGGCTGGGAGCGCCATGCGATCGAACGCGCAGCGGGCTTTGTAGAAATGCAGCAGGGCCTCGTTCCAAAGCCGATCGGACTCGGAACGCATTTCGCGGTAGACAGGCAGGTTGCCGCGCCGCTCGTATTCGAGGGCATCGCGTTTGTAGCGGTGAGCAAGCCGCCGTTGCGTCTGCGAAAGGCTCAGCAAGGCAAGAGCGGTATCGAGCACGGAGCGGCGGGGGACGATGGCGGTCACGGCAGCCACCAATTCGCGAGAGCAGCCCCGAAGAACCCGACAGTCACCATCAGCCCGACATTCATCAGCCGGTGACCTTCAGCCCAATAGACCCAGGTGTTGAGAGCGCGTTCCATCAGCGCGTCCCCTCTCCAGCAGCATCTGAATTGCGGGCGAGGACTTTGCGGCACTCGCCGCATTCGACCTCGGCCAAAATGCCTTCATGGGCTGAGTTCGAAGGCACATCGTGCCCGCCGCAGCGCGTCCACAGGCAGAAATTCACGTCGCGCGGCGACGTAAGGTTTGCGCCCTCGCATAGGTGGCCGTTCCAGATGATGAGCTTACCATTTGACAGCGTGCAGAGTTTGCCGTCGTTCCGGTGAAACTTAATGTCGAGAGCGGTCATGGCCGCACCTGTAGAAGCGCGTCGATCTCGGAACGCAGTGTATAAAGGCCGTCATCCTCTGGATTGTAGATGGCATCCAGCCGGGCCTTTGCTCTCTCCAGCGCCCCTCTAAGCTCCTCTACAGAAGGAGCGGGGGCGGACGAAAGCACGGAGAGGGCCGCTTTGGCCTTTCCTGCGAGCAGGTTATATGCGTCGGCCGCGCCCTTCGCGTAGCACTTGTCGGCTGCGTCGGGCAGACGCGCGCTGTCTTTATGTCGGCTCAGTGTTTTCCCGGCATAAGAGGCGATATCCTCCAGCGCCTTCACCGCCACGCCCGTCTGTACCGATAAAGGAGAAGGATGGGCGTAGAGCAAGCCGGCATTGAACAACGCTTCGGCGGCTTCGGTGCTCTTGCAGTCGGGGGCAGGCCAGCCACAAAGCGCCCCGACTTCGCAGATAACGGAAGCCGCGCGACCTTTGATGGTGTCCGCGTCCACCGGCTGCTGTCCATTGACGGCGGCTTCGGCTTGGGCGCGCACTTTTTGCAAGTCGCGGATGAACCCGGCGAGTGTCTGATTGAGCGGGATGTCGTCGCAGCAACGAGCTTCGTTCCATGCATCGGATAAAGCCTGCGCTGCTTCCGCTGAATGAGAAGGATAGAGAGGTTCAACGGTAGAGCCGTCGGCTGCAAACAGTTCGGCATTTGACTTGTTGACCGTTGCGAACCACTCGCCATCGGTTTTGTCGAAGATGCGCCAAGCCACCGCCTCCCCCGATGGGGAGACGGACAGGGCGGCTTCGAGAGCGGAACGGATTACATCGCGAGCATTTTCAGACGGCACAAACGGGTCGCGCTGGTCGATCCACACCCATACTTCCGAGCCACCGGGTACACGGCCACGAAGCGCCACCTCCACCATCTCGTCCGTCACTCTCTGCTTCAGATCGTTTGTCATGGATCAGATCGCCTCAGAACTTGCGGCGGAGACGAACAAGCCCTCAGGCTCGCTCTCGATGATGCCGGCTATTTCGGAGAAGGAGACGCCTTCGTCGTTTGCGTCGACCAGCGAAGCGTGGCCGTCCACAGTGCTGTAGAACCCTCCGTCTTCGTCGCGAATGCCATAGAATTCGCGCACGGAATCGAACGGGCTCAGGTTGCCGATCCCTGCTATGTCGTGGTCTTCGAGCCCAGCGATCACGCAGGCGACGCCCAAGCAGCAATACGCTCCATCGTTGAAAAGGGTGGAGTCGGTCTGCCGATATTTTTCACTCCGCAGTGCCTCTACCCACTTGCGCCGGTTGGCCTTCATTTCTTCGAGCGTCAGTGCCATTCTCATGCCTCCTCAAAGCTTGCTGCTTCTTCGACTTTGCGGAGAAGCTTGGAGTTGCGAACGAGCAATTCGTCCTCGGCGATATCGACAACCGCCCCCGCAATTTCGCGGTCGATGCGCGTGACATCGGGGGCAAGGAGGTTCTTGCCTTCAAGTGAGTAGATGCCAGCGACAATCCAAATGCCGCGCCTGCGCTCGACATCCAGGCGCACTTCAACATCCGTCAGGACAAACCCGCATTCCGTCTTGACATCCGTGGAGTAGCCGACGCGGATCATGATGCGCGGCCTTCTGCTTTGGCGATGGCGAGGACGACCGCCTGCCATTCTGGGCGAAGGCTGTCGAAGACATCGACTGCATCTTCGGCCACGATGCCCTTGAGAGCAGCGAGCATGTCGGGAGCGGCGGCTATCAGGTGGGCGTTGGCCTTAGCGACTTGTGGATCAACGGAGCCGTAAGTGATCTGCTCCATGTAAGCTTCGGCGCGCCGTTCAAGGCTGTCGCCTACGAGCCGGACAGACGGGTAATCGTCGCCCCACTCACCGCTCACCACCGTAGCTATCGGGTGCTCGCCGCAACTCACGATCTTGCAGGAGCAGTCGCCCTCGCGACAAGCGCTCCAAGGCCCCGGCGTATGCTTCACTGTCGCTGTAGCGGTCATGGCTGGACCCCTGCGAGCGCTGAGAGGATGGCGTCACGCATTTCTTGATACGCCGCCGACCTCGCTGCCGACCACGCCGCCGACCTCGCTGCCGACCACGCCGCCGACCTCGCTGCCGACCACGCCGCCGACCTCGCTGCCGACTCCGCCGCCGACCTCGCTGCCGACTCCGCCGCCGACCTCGCTGCCGACCTCGCTGCCGACTCCGCCGCCGACCTCGCTGCCGACCAGAGTTCATCGGAAACGTCCTCGCCCTTCGCAGCGCGTTCGTGTAGATCGATGACGCGATGAACGGCTTCCTGCGCCGAACCGGAGGTGCGATACGAAACGCGGAGAATGCCGGCGTGTACTCGATGAAGGATCGGCTGCCAGTCAACGCCGTGAGGGAGGGCGGCGATCTTCTCGGCAAGCTGGACATGCCACTTGGCGCTCTCGCCGTTCGGCAGACCCTCGAAAATGGTGTCCTGCAGTAGCGCCAGCCATTCAGGATAACCGTAGTGCCTCGCGACGATGCGGTGTTTGTCGTCCATATCGCCAATCTGGACCGCCGACTTCTTGGGATAGATGCTGTGGAGGAAGCAGCCGACCGAACATCCCTTGAAGTCCTCCGCGTCGGTATCGGAGTACGTGCCACGAATGAGCATGTCGGCGGCGTAGTGGGCCTTCGCGGCTTCAAGCAATTCGCTGCGGCGGTCGATGGCGGTCTTTCCAGTAGCGCTCACGGGGCTAGCTCCTTGGGCTTGGTGTGGGGATCAGGCGAGGTACTGAATGGGAGCGCCGAGCAGTTCGCTGGTGCCTTCTAGGTCCAGCTTTTCGAGGTAAGCGAAGTCCGCACGCGGGAACTTCTCGGGGTTTCCGCAAATCTTGCGAGCGTTCAGCACCGCGTCACGAATGGTTGCCCAGCCGCCACCGATGTCTTCGACATAGTCGGCGCAGAAGTGGTTGCGCACAAAGGCATGTTCGATGCGGGTCAGATCAGCGGCGGCGTTCATCGGGGCTTCCTCCATCTCATCGGTTTGATGGAGAGGCGGTCTGTGTCTCTCCGATGTATGGGCAGAAGGTACGATATGTACCCGGCGCTGTCAACTGGAGAAGATACGAATTGTACCCGATTTTTTGACAGGAGCAGAATCATATGCCAAAAGAAAAGCGCCGGCGGGATGGGTCCGACCGGCGCTCGAGGCAGGGCTAATGTCGAGATCGTTCTACACAATACCGAACCGGTATGCAACGGTTTCCGCTGCCTTGAGGCGTGAAATTCGCATTTTCTTGCGTCTGCTCGGAGGTTCCCGGCAAGAAAGAGCGAATGAAAGCGCGCAAGGCGACGGTCTTCCAGGGCATTGCCCCGCCGCGCCGACCATCCGGTGCATGAACTCCCTCAGGTTGCCGATTCCCTCACGAATCGGCCGGTCGGGACGGGTAGGCGCCGTCCGAATGCTTTGGATGCGAGCTGAGGTGTAAACTGCGCAACATACCCTGAAGGCTTCAGACGGCTTGGCCCACCGGTGGAACGGGCAGCGCAGGATATCCCGACTTCATAGCATCCCGGCCAGCGTCATACGCGAGGGCCGAGGCGGGCGTTCTTCCCCTTCAGGGTGAACGTCTTGATAAGGCGAAGTGTGTCTACTGCACGAACTTCTTCCCCTTCAGGCCCTTCGGTTTCAAACGCTCTGCAGCTTCATGGTAGGCCGCAAGCGTCTTGATCCAGACGCCGGCTTTCAAGGGGATGTCGAGATTCCCGTCGAGCCAGGCTTGAACGAGCGAGACATGGCACTCCAGCGCGCGGGCAAGCGTATCTGGCGTCCAGCGCAAGGCATCCAGGCTGCGTTCGAGCTCCAGCGGCGACATGGCCTAAGAATAGCGCGGCGCCGCAGATGCGAAAACCCCGGCTCAGTGGCCGGGGCTCTGTTTTGTCTAGCCGGTAGCAAGAGGCTCGTCATGCGTGCAGCAGGTCGCCGCCGGCGTGGTGGTCATCGCCGCCCTTAAAAAGCTGTGCGATTCGAGCCCAGAGCGACACAGGATCCTGAGCTGCGGCGTCTCTGACCCTTTCAACGCGGATTACGTCGGCCGCATTCAAGAAAACGAGGCTGAACGACAGCGTCGCGAGTACCTGGTGAGTCTGGCGGGCAAGGGCAGGGTTGTGGCGCCCCAAAACAGTCATAGACTGAGATATCGGGTCCTTTCCGTCAGGTGCCTCCGACCTCTCATCTTCGAGAATTACCCCTGCAAAGCGCTTGCCAAGTTTCGGGTCCGCATGCGCCGAGAGCAGGAACAGAATTGCTTCGCGGATCGGCTTCGGCAGGTGCTTGTCCTGCAAAAGATCGTCAACATTATCAAAGGCTAGGTTCAGCCCGGCCCCCATGTCGGTCATGAAGTCGCAGCGCTCCTCGAGCTCAGCCTTGCGCTTCCAGAAATGAACGCCCGCGCCGGCGGCTAGGCCGACGAACCCGTACGCAATAGCGGTTGGATCGATATTCATGGTCTATCTCCACCGGCTTCGCGGTCCGTGAATAAGTCCCGAAGCATTTCCGGGGTTGCATGCTCTTGTAGCTTTTTTTGCGCTTCGATCGTGGCATGAAGTTGCAGGTCGCGCAATTTTTCCCTGTACTGTATGCTAAGTAGGGCGTAGCGCAGCACCACCCAAATTACCGATAAAACTACCGCAATGCCTGCTGACGCGCCGAACCCGGCGCCCGCCGCTAGCGCACCGACCGCCAACACAGCGACGAGCGCGAAGGCAATGAAGTCGATATTGCCCTTCCCAGCTTCGACGATCGCCTTAAGCGTATCGCCATAACCCCCACTCATCTGGCCCCTTCTCGACTTCCCCAAGCCATCGGCGCTTCGCGCTCGCATTTTAACAATTTGGTAGCAGGTGGGCCTGCCGGCGTCGAGTCGGCGCTGTTTTGTCAGGAGGCTTCACCATCTGCCCTGTGCTCGCCGCAAAACCACGCCGTGTCGCGGCCGCGCGGAAAGCCCCAGCCACCCCATTTCGTGCAGCCGGGATGCTCGCACCAGTGCTCGAATATGCCCGTTGGGACCGGGCGTGGGGCTATCGTTTCAGGGCGGGCGGGCTCGTCGCTCATCACATATCCAGCCCGTTCCGTGGCGGATCGGGCAATCGCTTAGGTTTGGTTACTGATGCGGGCACGGTTTGCGGAGGCTGCGCCGTTGGGATCGTAGCCTCGGCAATCGCTGGCGCTGCGGATGGCACTGCGTTGACCTGGCAGTTGTAAAGCACCTCCCACTGGGTCTCGATCAGCAGGTAGGTGCGCGTTGCGACGCAGGACCGACCAGTCGAGGCCAGCCATTCGAGTGCGCCGTTCTCGAACACGATCTCTGGCGCGCCAACGCCGCTGCCGACGAGACCTTTTGCCATGCCTTCCCCGAGCGCCTGGCCGATCGTTGGCGTGATCATCAGCTTGTTTTCGGCGGGCTTGTCGAAGATGCGGAAGCCCTTGCCGAGAGCCGCGCTCTGGTAGTTGATCGGCTTGATGCCCGAATAATTGTCGAGCACGTAGTCGACGCCAGCGCAGCCAGCCAAGGCGCCGATTAATGCAATGGCGGCGATCAAACGCTTCAATTCATCCCTCCCCAAAGCAATTCACTCCTGACGGTGCTTGTCAGGAGACACCCTTAGCCGGACACCCGGCGGGCCGTTGACTCTGCGGCATAAGAATCCGTTCCTATTGGCGTTCATAACACCAACGCCACGGGAGGCGACCATGAAAGAACTCTTCGTCGTTCAAAGCTATTCGGCCGGCAGACGCGGGGCCATGCGCCCCGATGTGCCTATCCAGGCGCGCGATCTCGGTCATGCCCGCGAGGTCGCTAAACGGCTGGCGGTGCGCAAGGCTCTCGTCGTGGCCTTCATGCGCAAAGGCGATGACGATACCGGCGAATGGGACGACGCCAAGCTGATCGAGGCGATCGGCGCCAATATCCCGGAAGAAGTGCTCGAGATGGAACGGGCTTGATCCGCGGCGGGGAGGGGACAATGGCAATCCGCTATCGCGGGAAGCGGGCAGGTTCGCGAAATGCCGACATTGTCGCGGCGCTTCGCGAGGCGGCCGGCGCAAGCGCTCCCGTCGATCCGCACATGGCGATCAAGCGAAAGGCCGCCGAAATTTCTACTATGATGGCGCTTTTGCACGGGGGCGACTGGTCCGTTTTGGTCGATCATCAGGCTCGGCTGGTGATTGTTGCGCCTTCGATCCCGCCGGTGGGAGAAGGAACGATATTGAGGTGATCACGCGCTGCTGCAGATCTTCTGGGGCGCTTACCAGTCGTGCGAACACGCGCTTCAGTTCGGGAGTTGCACCGGGGATCTCGGCATCCTTCATCGCGCCGATGCCGAGGTACAGCCAAGTGAGCGGAACGCCGAAAAGATCAGCGTAGACGCGACCTTCGCTAATGGAATAACCGTTTCGGCCTTGCTCGTGAGCCTTGTAATTGTTGAGCTTCACGGCACCCTTGGCAGCTTCAACTACTGGCGTAGGGCCAGTAAAGCCCGCCGCGACCCGCGCTTGCCGTAGGCGCTTCGCGCGCTCTGTCTTATCGAATTTTTCGAGGTCACTGGCCATGGTACGAAAAATACCCGGTCATCAGGGTACAAATCATATCCGACACTCTTGACTAAATCGGGTATTATATGTACCCGTTTGCGACATGACCCATGTCGACGTCATCAACCTCTGGCCATCTCTTTCGGAGTTCGCCGCCGATCTCAGTATTGAATACGGCACCGCGAAAGCAATGCGCCGCCGTGGGTCGATCCCCTCTGAATATTGGGTCGCGGTGGTCAAGAGCGCGGAGCGCCGCGAACTAGCCGGCGTCACTCTTGAAGCTCTCGCACTTGCCGTCGCCTCCGAAGCGAGCGCCGCCTGATGCGCTCGTCGATCCGAACTCACGACGGCACGGTGATCGTCACTGATCCGAAGCGCGGGCTTTCGGTGTCGGGCCGTTCAATCGATGAAGCAGCGCGCGAGATCGACAGGCTTGGGAGCCATCCCGGAGCGGCAACCCCAAACCCCGCCGCTCCGGGCGCCCCATGCCGCGAGGTGGCGGCGTGAGCTTGCTGACTGGTAACAAGACGGCGAGCGCCGCCGTTCGCGGGGATGACTTCTACGCCTCGCCCTATGCCGCGCTTCCGCCGCTGCTTGTTGCGGAGGGCTGCAAGCTTCCCCGTGTTCTGTGGGAGCCCGCGGCCGGGAATGGCGCGTTGGCAATCCCGCTGCGCAATCGGGGATTCGAGACTTACGCCACGGATCTCAACGACTGGGGCTGCCCGCATTGCGAAACCCAGGTGGACTTCCTTGGCGATCTTGCGGCCGCCTTCGGTGACGTCCTGAAACATCGGCACGAGCAGGTCGGCATCGTCACCAATCCGCCATTCAACATCATTGAGGAATTTGTCGAACGCGCCGTGGCGATGTCGCCCTATGTCGCGCTCCTCTGTCGGCTGGCGTTTCTCGAATCCGAGGGGCGGATGAAATGGTGGAAGCGCGTTGGACTTCGCCGCGTCCACATCATCGCCGAGCGGCTGCCGATGATGCACCGCCATAACTACACCGGCCCGAAATTGTCGAACGCCGGCATGTGCTTCGGCTGGTTCATTTTCGAAAACCAGAAGAAGCCGATGAACACCGTGCCCGTTCGGTGGGTGAGTTGGAAAGAGGCCTGCAGGAAATATCCCGAGACTGATGCAGATCGCCCGCCCGAGGCGCGGAAACACCAGCCAGGATTGTTCGAGGTCGCGGCATGAGGCCGATCATCACCTCCGACAAATTCGAGCGGCTCGACCATCCGCGCGCGATCGCGCCGCTGGTCGAGAAGAATCATCGCATGACCACCGTGCTCGTGACGATGCTGTTTCATCATCCGAGGATATGGAACCGGGCCGAATTGCTCTCCATCGGTGGTTTCATCGACAACGGCGATCACGTCACCCATCTGACCTCGTTCCATTACTGGATGCTCCGCATCAACGACACGCTGCCGCGCACCGGATGGCGCGTAAACGATGCTCAGGGGTATCGGCTGGTTCGCGTATCGCTCGAGCAGGAGCGAACGCTTCGTGCGCGGCTTAATGGACCGCTGGCCGCATGACCGCGTTCCTCATCATCTCAGCATCGCTGATCGGGATAGGTTTGGTCTGGTCCGCTTCGCGCAATCGCGTCGGCGAGAGTCAGCCCGACGGCACCGATACCGAATTCTCTGCCTACTGGAGCGACCTTTGAAATCGCTCGCGCCAACCTTTGACCGTTATCGTTCATTGCCTTCGGGCGCCTGGACACCGTGGGGACGGGTCCAGCTTTCCGATCGAACAATTTCAACTGAACAGGCTGATGCTGTTGTGCTTGGCGGCGCTGACGCATTTTGCCCGTTCCTCGATGTGTCCTTCGATGCCGAAGGTACTCGATACGTCTCCTCCGACGGTTCCAAGAGTAACCGTGGAGACGAGTTTTGTCCGACATCAGACGTGTCAAATCCGACACCAAACGTGCTGAGGTAGTAATGCGTGCGTTAGCGGATACAGCCGGAATGGCTACGCCCCAAAGGGCGGCTTTCTGGCTCGAGAAATTGGCTGCCGATCGACACAAAGGCAGGCACGACACATGGACGGCAGCGCGGGATCGCGCGGCGGAGGACATTGGCCTTGAACGGTCCCTCGCCAAGCGAATCTGGCAGCGTTGGCAGACCATGAACGATGTGAGCGGCACACCGCTCCTGACACTGATGCTGGCCTACGAGGCCATGTGCGAGGAAATCGAAGCCTCTGCCGACGCAATGCGCGCCGAGCGGCTCAAACTAAAGGCAAGAAACGATGAGGCTTTTCAAAGCGCTCCGCCGCTGGTGGCAGGAGTGGAAGGAACTGCGCGCTGAGCGCAATCGGAGGAAGGGATGACCAGCATGTCAGGGCATAACGAAAACGGCATCACGGAGCAGGATCGCCGCGTCCTGTTCTTCATCAACCGCAAGGATTACCACGAGGCCCTTGCCGCGAAGAAAGCTGCCGACGCGAAGATGAAGCTGATCGGCAAGCAGATCAAAGCCGATCTCGGCAAACACGGCCTCGACCAGATCAAGGACTACGACAAGGCGAAGACCGCCGAAGGCCAGGAAGAACTCAAGGCTCGCGTCGAGGCATCCATGCAGGCGATGCGGTGGGCCGGTGTTCCGGTCGGAACGCAGCTCGACCTTCTGGACGACCGCGCCCCGCTCGATGAACGCGCCTATGCGATGGGCGAGGAAGCCGGCCTGCGCGGCGAGACGCTGGTCAATCCCTACAACGAATCCACTGCCGAGGGGCAAGCCTATGCCAAGGGCTGGCATGACGGGCAGGGCGCGTTGTTCGCCGGCATCAGGAAGAAGCAGGAGGCCGCGGAACTCATCAAGGCCGGCGACGAATCCGACGACGCCCCGTTCGATGACGAAGATCAGGAGGCAGCGTGATGGATCGCAGGCTCGCAATGGCACTGGACAACGTCACCGAAGCGATATCCGACGAACTGGCGGACAATCTGGCTCCCAAGCCGCAACTGCGCGTGGTGAAGCCCGCAGAGGCATCGGCACCGGAACTCGGCCGGGAGGAGCGGCGCGCTGACATGTTTCGGCGCGATATCGCGAAACTCAAGCAGGAGATCGCGGACCGCAATCGTCAGTGCAAATCGGAAGACGAGGACGACCGGCGCGGCATCAGGTTCCTGCAGGACCGGATCGCCGAACGGAAGGCAGGACGGATCGAGGCCAACTCTCGCGATCAACGCCTGATCGATTCCGACAACGCGGCGCTCAAGTGCCTGAAGGACGAGTAGCGCGTGATCCTCGCCGGCTTCGATGTCTCCAGCAGCAAGACGGGTGTCGCGATCTACGACACCAGGTCACCTTTGAGCGCGATCATCACCAAGTCGTTCGCGGCTGAGGGTGATACCCCGCTGGAGAAGATCGAATCCTTCACCGGCCGCATGATCCCGATCCTGAAGGAATACCGGCCGGACTTTGCCGCAGTCGAGGAACCGCTTCCGATCATCCCTTCGTTCAAGAAGGGCGGCAGTGACGATCTCGGCGGCGAAGCACCGGCGTCCATCGTGGTCAACGCCAGGTCCTCGCTGATTCTGAATGTCCTCTACGGATCGGCCATGACCGCGCTCGTTGGCATGAAGGTTCCACGTGAAAGCGTCGTGGTCGAAACCTGGCGCAAGGCGTTCCTCGGCTACGGCCGCAAGCGCGGCATGAAGCGTGTCGACTACAAGCGTGCGGCCAAAGCCCAATGCGACATGCTCCGCATCCCGGTTCGCAATCAGGACGAGGCGGACGCCGTCGGAATCGTCTGGTGGCTGCACGGCCACTCGCAGAAACTGAAATTGCTCGAGATGGCAAAGGCAGCATGACCGCGTATATGTCGATCGAACGCCTGCCCGACAATCTCGAAGCCGAGGCAGGTCTGCTCGGCAGCATCCTTCTCGACAATGCCACCTACTGGCGTGTCGCAGGGTTTCTTAAGGCCGAGCATTTCCAGGATGGCGCCAAGGGCGCGCACGGGGTTCTGTACGATGTGTTCGGGCAGATGATCGCAGAGGCGAGGCCGGTCACGCCGATCACAGTCAAGCCCTATATCGAAGCCGATCTGGTCCTCAACAAAGACCCGAGCGACCCGCTGACCTTCTTCGGCTATGTCTGCCGTCTCCAGGCCGACGCCTTCGGCACGATGGCAGCTTACGAGAACGGCCGGTCCATCATCGAAATGTGGGCGCGCCGGCAGCTCATCGCCCGGCTTGAGGAAGCGATCAACCTGGCCCGCCACATGCCCATCGGCATGACGCCGGACAAGATCATCGGGCAGGTAGCCGACGACCTGACGTCGATCGCGCAGGAAGGCAACGAGCGCGCCGCGGCAAAGCAATACGGTGTCGTGCTGCCGAATGCAGTCGGGCGCGTGCAAAGAGAGAGCGGATCGACCTCGGCGCGCATCCCGTGGTTCCTGCCAGAGGTCACTCAGGCCCTTGGCGATATCCGCCGCGGCAACCTGATCGGGCTCATGTCGGACAGCGGCGGCGGCAAGACCAGCTTCTCGCTCCAGCAATGCCACTACGCGGCCACGCAAGGGTTCAAGGCCGCGTTCTTCTCGATCGAGATCACCGAGGAGGAAGCCGCGCTGCAAGCGGCGGCGCAGCAGTCCCGCATATCGCTGGAGCGCATCGACGCCTTCACGTTGAACACGACCGAGACGTCCAACCTCGAAAAGGAAATGATCCTCGCCGGCGACCTGCCGTTCTTCATTGTCGGGTTCGGCGAGTGCTCGCTGACCGACATACGGATTCAGGCCGAGGCCATGGTGAAGCGGCAAGGGCTGGATCTGATCGTCATCGACCACGCCAAGATGATCACGCTACCGAACCCGAAGGATATGTTCGCGGAGCGGATCAACGCGCTCTATCGCGGGCTGAAAGCTTTGGCGAAGTCGCTCAATGTGGCGATCGTCATCCTGATACAGCGCAATGACGACTGGAAAAAGCGGTGGCAGACCGGCGGCAACTTCCGGCCCGTCATGGGAGACGCCTACGGCGGCGGCTCGATCAAGCAGAGCCTGGACGTCTGGTTCTCGATCTACCGGCCTGAGCCGCTGTACCGAGAACTCATCCCCACGATGCCGCAGGAGTTCATCAGCCAGAAGCAGATCGATGAAGGGAAGCGGACGAAGAAGCAGCAGGCGCTGCAGAAGCTGGAAGAATCCATCGGCAAGGCCGCGATCATCAACCACAAGCGCAGGCGAGGGGAATCCGGGCGATCGCCGCAGATCGCATTCGATGCCGAATACACGATGTTCCGGTCGCTGATCTCCGAAGCTGGCACCGAGCCCGATTTCTTTGACGAGGCAGCATGAGCAAGACCTTCCTGCCGGACTATTCGTCCATGTCGATAGGCGGCGACCAGCACGTCCCCCTGTTCAAGCTCTTTGCCGGCGAGGGCTGGCGCTACGTCCGAAAGAACAAGGCCAAGGTCATTTGCGCGTCGGCGCGGGAGGCGATCCAGGCGGCGAAAGATCACGTCGCCGGCATTATCAACCCGCCGCTGAAATCGGAGATCGCTCCGGCTCCTCTGCCCGATGTTCTCGGCGCCAGCACCCGGCATATCGATCGGGCAGCGCGGGAAGCCGACGGGCAGATCAAGGCGCTGGGTGGCGTCATAGTCAAAGGTCGAGTTGTTCAAGTCGAGAAGGTGAGCGCGTCATGAGCCTGTCCGTTCAAGAGCTTCAGCGCGAGAACGTCGACCTGAAACATCGGCTCGACACGCTGCTTGCGACTTTGGAGGAGCGCGAGAAGCCGCTGCCATGCAAGATGACCGCCAGCGAGGAAATCATCGCGCGGGCGTTTCGGGCGAGGTCGCCGCTGGTCGTCAAACGTGAAACCATCTACGCGTCGCTCTATGCCTTCCGGCCGGACTGCGATGCGCCCGACATGCGCATCATCGACGTTTATGTCTGCCGGCTCCGCAAGAAACTCTCACTCCACGGAATAAGGCTCGATACCGCATGGGGCATGGGCTGGCGCATGTCGCGGGAATCCGCCGAGGCATGGGACCGGGCCATCGAGCCCAAGAAGGACGCAGCATGAGCAGGAAGAAGCGGAAGCCGGCAAGGGCGAAGTCGCCGGTCATCACGACGACCGTGCAGAACCCCGACTGGCGCCCCGATCTCGAGGGCGTCATGGGCAGTCCGCGCACCGTGTCGGCAGCGCTGAACACGAAGGAAAGCGCGGTGGAGACGCTCTACCATCGCGGCTTCCTCGCCATCTCGCAAAAGCGGGCAGCCGATCATTTTCGCGAACTGTGGGAAGCGGCCGGCGGAAAGGTGGGGTCGATCGACTACACGCGCGATCGTGTCGACGGTGGCCGCGGCGAGCCGATCACCGGCAGGTTGCAGGCAGCCCAGGAACTCGAGCGCGTCCGCTCCCTCGTCGGCCGGCGCAATTACGAGACACTGGAAAAGCTCTGCGGCGAGGGCAGGGCAATATCCGAGATCGCGCCCCACAAGCGGGCCAAGCTCACCATGGCCGATAACCTTCGGGGCGATCTGGACGACTGCGCCACGATGTGGGGTTATCAGACGCGGCAGCGAACCGGGCGCGCAGCATAATTTGCACAGTCATTCGGCGTCGTTGTGCGAAAATGTGTTGACGCCGGTAACCGAATATGGCAGCACAACGCCATCGGAAAAGTTGCGCCCGCCCGGAGAAAATTCGCGGCGGGCGTTTTCGTCAGGCGCTGGACAGCCACTGGTCGAGTTTCTTCGACGCCCGTCCACCGTGCAAGGCGGCAGCTATCAATTCCTCAAGCCGCGGATCGGCCTTCGCATAAAGGAGTGCGACGCATCCGATGGCGACGCTGGCAGGGATATCGACCGGACGGTCATCTTCACGCCGACGGCCGCGCTCGTAGTTCTCGATCGAGCCGCGCGACAGTCCGAGTATTCCGGCTGCCTCGCCTTGCGAAAGCCCCATAGCCCGGCGCCAGGCTTTGAACTGTTCTGGGGTCATGCTATATTCTCCATCAGGAGGTGAGACTTGATCTTCCTTCCGGTGGGAGCCGGCCCGTAGGCCGACCCCCTGTTTTCAGCGGCTAATCGTGAGTGTCAGGCGGTAACCGAACATTCTCACGATAACCGTGAACCGGAATTTCAATCGTCTCACCTCCTTGCAAACCCGGCCCGAATTGGCCGGTGACTTGTTATCGCATATCCGTACTGTGTACGCAAGGAAAAAGCGTACTGAGTACGAAATATTCGCAGGCCGTCACGCTCCACCCGTGGCGGTTTTTTCGTTTCAGGACGGCAGACGGACGAGGCTAAGGCCGGTGAGTAGGTGGCCCCGCGTGGAAGGCGAAAGCCTCTAGACCACGACGGCTGCCGAACAGCCCGGATGGGAAGCGAGCGGTCTAGTCCGTCCTGATCAGTCTTCGTAGTTAAGGATCATCTGTCCAATTTGGTCGACGTCGTCGCGGACGAGTAGGGTCATTGCTCGATCCCCAGCCGAAGCGTTCATCGTGATGGTGGTGAATTCGTTGGCATTCCATCGCTTATAATAGGCGACATTGTGGAAATTAACGTAGACCCGATCGCCGTTGGTGTCGGTAAGTGAGAGCCACATCGCGCTTTCCTTCTTCAAACCCAGTAGAAAACCATGGCAGCACTGCCGAGTAAACCGCCTGTCTGGCCGGAAGACCCTGTCCGGCGGCAGAGGGCAATGCGCCGCTGGTCCCGCCACTTGGCAGAGATGCATGGCAAAGGCCGCGGCACGGTAGGCGTGTCATGGATCGTCATTGCCTACTGCCTGTTCGTCCTCATCGCCGTGCAGGTCGGATGGTTCTCGATCATCGTCGAGTGGAAGTAGGAACGACACCTCTCATCATGGCCCGCAAGCTTTCGAACCTGAAGCCTCGGATCGGTGGTCTCGGGCATAGGTTCGGCGCAGCGCCTGAAACAGAGCAGCAGCGCAACCGGAATAGGGACAGCAGCCAAGCCTACCGAGCCTGGTACAAGACGGCACGATGGCAGAAGCTGAGGCTAAGGGTGATCCTTCGGGACCGATACACATGCCAGCGCACCGGTGCCCTGCTGGTAGGCAAGCACCCGGCACCGGACAGCCCCGTGGTCGACCACATCAGGCCGCACCGTGGAAACGAAGCGCTGTTCTGGGATGAGGCGAACCTTCAGACGATAGCCAAGGCCCACCACGACAAGATCAAGCAGGCTGAGGAAGCCAAGGACATCAAGGGAGTGTGGTACTAGACCGGGTTGTATCGCCAGCTGATCTCTGTGTTGCCCTTATGCTGGGCGATGTTAAGCCTGAGGTCGATCTCTTCCGGGCAAGCTTCGCATTTGAATGCGACCGTCATGCCCCATCGGCGTCGACTCGGGTTGTTAAGGGGATCGTGCGGCTTCACCTCCATCTGGACCGTGCCACCATCAACCACCGTGACCGTCTCGGTCTTCTGGTCTTCGCCTCTGTCGTAGACCGTGATCGCGCCTTGGTGGAGGTAGGTGCCACCGCAATTCGGGCAGACCAAGTCAGAGGTTTCAGTCCCAGAAGGATCGAGCTTGATGTCGCCGGTCTTGATCATGTGAACGCCTCCATTGGGCCGAGCAATCTACAGCGACGATCACACGATGGTAGGGGGGGCGGGTCGAAAAACCTCAAAACCCCTGCCCAGTTAGACCCGCGCAGCCCCACATTCGCGCAATTTTTTTGGCTGGAGCCGGATTTCAGCATGGCAGGAAACAAAAATAGCGGCCGGCCGGCGTTCGAGCCGACGGAGGAGCAGCGCGAGAAAGTGCGCGTTCTCAAGGCCGGTGGGATGTCAAATGAGGCAATTGGGGTTGCCCTAGGCATTTCCGAGCCGACCCTGACGAAGTATTTTTCTTCGGACATCGAAGTGGGGGCCGCAAAGGTCACGGCTGAGATCATGATGGCCCGCTACAACTCCGCGAAGGGCGGGAATGTTGCAGCACAAAACAAGGTTTTGGAGTTGGCCGGAGCGGTGAGGGCGCAGGAAAAGCGAGCGCCGGCCGAACCGAAGCCGGGCAAGAAGGAAGAGCGCCAGGCTGCGGCCGAGCGAGTGTCGGGCAAGTTCGCCCCTCCTGAGCCGCCGAAGCTGGTCGTCAACAACGCCTGATGGAGTGGACCACCGCCGTTCCTGACTGGGAGCGGAGAATCGTCGCGCGGCGGTCACTGATCCCGTTCGATCCGCTGTTCCCCGACGAGGCCAAAGCGGCGCTGTCGGTCTTCAAGTCGCTGAAGATCGTCGACGCGCCGGGGCAGCCGACATTCGGCGAAGCCTGTGAAGAATGGGTCTTCGACTTCGTCCGGGCGATATTCGGAGCCTATGATGCGGAGCACGCCCGCCGGCTGATCCGCGAGTTCTTCCTGCTCATCAGCAAGAAGAACGCCAAGTCGACGATCGCCGCGGGCATCATGATCACGGCGCTGATCAGGAACTGGCGGCATTCTGCCGAGCTGCTGATCCTGGCGCCGACCATCGAGGTTGCCAACAATTCGTTCTTCCCGGCGCGCGACATGGTTCGGGCCGACGAGGAGCTTTCGGATCTCCTGCACATCCAGGAGAACTTCCGCCAGATCACGCACCGGATCACCAAGGCCGTGCTGAAGGTGGTCGCGGCGGACAGCGACACGGTTTCGGGCAAGAAGGCGGCTTTCGTGCTCGTCGACGAGCTTTGGCTGTTCGGCAAGAAGCCAAACGCTGATGCGATGCTGAGGGAGGCGACGGGCGGTCTGGTATCGAGGCCGGAAGGCTTCGTCATCTACCTGTCCACTCAGAGCGATACGCCGCCGGCGGGTGTGTTCAAGGCGAAGCTGGAATATTTTCGCGGTGTGCGCGACGGGTTGATTGATGACTCGAAGAGCCTCGGGGTGCTATACGAGTTTCCGTCGGCGATGATCGAGGCTGAAGCTTATCTCGATCCTGAGAACTTCTACATCACGAACCCGAATTTGGGGCGATCGGTTGATGCCGAATGGCTCGCCGAGGAATTGCGGAAGGTCCAGACCGGCGACGGCGATACGCTGCAGACGCACCTGTCGAAGCACCTGAATGTCGAGATCGGCCTCCGGCTTCGTGCTGATCGCTGGCCCGGCACGGAATACTGGCTCGAGGCGGCGGTACCGCTGACGCTGGAAAGCCTTCTCGCTCGTTGCGAGGTCGCAACGATCGGTGGTGACGGCGGCGGTCTGGACGATCTATTCGGCGCTTGCGTCATTGGCCGCGAGAAGGTGACGCGCAACTGGCTGGTCTGGTCCAAGGTTTGGGCTCATCCGATCGTGCTGAAGCGGCGTAAGGAAATCGCCGAGACGCTGAAGGACTTCGCGGCCGACAAAGATCTGATCTTCTGCACGAGGCCGACGCAGGACATTGAGGAATTTGCCGACATCTGCGTGAGGGTCCGCGATTCCGGGTTGCTGCCTGAGAAAGAGGGGATCGGCATCGACAAGCTGGGCCTCCCGGCTCTGGTCGACGAGCTCGTGTCACGCGGTTTCGAGACGCACGAAAACGGCGGGACGATCACAGGCATCAGCCAGGGCGGCTTTCTGAACGACGCGATCATCGGGACCGAGAGAAAGCTTGCTGATGGCACGCTGAAGCATGCCGGGCAGGGCGTCATGCGCTGGGCAGTCGAGAACGCAAAGGTCGAGCTTAAAGGCTCGTCGCGAGCAATTACGAAGCAGACAGCCGGCAAGGCGAAGATAGACCCGTTCATCGCCATGCTGAACGCGGCAAAACTGATGAGCCGGAATCCGATAGCGCAGGGGACGGGCATGGGCGACTATTTTAACAGCCTTCGGAGCGCCGCGGCGTGAACCTTCTGCAGAAGATGGCTCAGTTCTTCGTGCAGGTGCTGTCACCGCGCGATCCGAACGGCTGGTATCCGCAGGGCGCGCTCGGCGACGCCGGCGAGCAGGTGACAGATCAGAGCGCGCTCGCCATATCGTCGGTGTGGGCTTGCGTGAATCTTATCGCAGGAACGATCTCGTCACTGCCGCTGATGGTCTACCGAACCGATGCGACGGGCGCGCGGACTGTTGCAGGCGATCATCCGCTCTATCGGCTGCTGCATGACAGCCCGAATTTCGATCAGACGGCGGTCGACTTCTGGGACTTCGTTGCGGCATCGGTTGAGCTCTGGGGCAATTCCTATGCCCGGAAGGTGGTCGAGAACGGTCGGGTCGTTTCCATTGTCCCGATCGCGCCGAACATCGTCACCGTCCGCCGGCTGAGGAACGGCACCATTGAATATCGATGGACAGAGGACGGCAAGACCTTCGTCGAGACCGACCAGACGATGATGCACATCCGCGGCCCTGGCGGCAATCCGCTGGGAGGCATGTCGACGCTGACGTTTGGCCGGCATACGTTTTCGCTGGCGCGCGCGCAGGACAAGTCGGCGGGCAAGATGTTTGCCAATGGCCTTCGGCCGCCGGGCGCGCTGAAATTCAAGACATGGCTGACGCCCGAGCAGCGGCAAATCGCGCGCGACGAGATCGCGGCGAAGGTCGGCGCCGACAATTCCGGCAAGCCGCTGATCCTCGAAGGCGACACGGAGTGGACGCCCTTCACGATCAACCCTGATGACGCCCAGATGCTGGAAAGCCGGGCGTTCTCTGTAGAGGAAATCTGCCGGTTCTTTGGCGTGCCGCCCTTTATGGTGGGTCACACCGAGAAGTCGACCAGTTGGGGCACCGGGCTCGAGCAGCAGACGCTCGGCTTTCTGAAGTTCACGCTGCGCCGCCGGTTGAAACGCATCGAGCAGGCGCTCGAAAAGCAGCTTCTAACGGCCCAGGAGCGCGCGCAGGGCATCATCATCGAATTTGCCATTGAAGGCCTGCTGCGGGCCGACAGCGGCGGTCGCGCGAAGTTCTATCAGCAGATGACGGCCATCGGCGCCATGACGATCAACGAGGTTCGCGGGCTCGAAAACCTGCCACCAGTTGAGGGTGGCGACGTGCCGCGGATGCAGATGCAGAACGTGCCGATCACAGAGGCGGGGCAGGACGCGCTGCCGGCCCCGTCAGAGGAGCAAGCCGCATGAAGACCAAGGTTTCGGAGCCGCTCTTCGACATCAAGAAGATCGCCGACGATGGCGTTTTTTCCGGGTACGGCTCCATTTTCGGCAACAAGGACTCGGGCGGGGATATCGTTGTTGCAGGAGCTTATGGAAAGAGCTTGGCTGAACATCGCCGCAAGGGCTCGACCGTCAAGATGTTCTGGCAGCACGACCCGCACCAGCCGATCGGCAAATGGCTGGACATCTCGGAAGACGGTAAGGGGCTCTTTGTCGAGGGTAAGCTGAACATGGGCGTGCAGCGCGCCCGCGAGGCTCACGCGCTCCTAAAGGAAGGGGACATCGACGGCCTGTCCATCGGCTATCGCGTGATCGAGGCAGAGCCCGACGAAAAGCGCGGTGCACTGCTGTTGAAGCAAGTGCATCTTTTCGAGGTGTCCGTCGTCTCCATGGCTATGAACGAGCGCGCGCGCGTCGAGAGCGTGAAACAGGACATCATGTCGGATATCGCCCGTCGCTTTCGCGATGGCGAGCCGATCACCATCAAGGAATTCGAGGACGGCTTGCGTGAGGCAGGCTTCCCGAAAAGCGCTGCCGTTGCGATCGCCTCGCACGGTATCGCAAAGGTCATTCGGAGCGAGTCCGAGGGCGAAAAGGCGAACCAGAATGCCGCGCGCTTCTTGCAGATGCTGAAGGCCGGCTAGGCCCCTCTATCCTCCAAAGGATCACTGAAATGAACACCTACCGCACGAAAGCTGCGGGCGGCGTGTCGTGGCTTGCCGCGTCAACGCTCGGCCCGCGCATCGCGTTCGACAAGCCCAATGACGGCAACGGCGTCGACGTCGAGGCCTTGGCCAAAGAGGTCACCGAGAAGTTCCAGAAGAGCTTCGACGAGGTAAAGGCCATCGCCGAAAAGGCGGTTGCCGATGCCAAGAAGGGTATCGACTTGACCGAGGCCGAAAAGGCCAAGGCCGACGAAGCCCTGACGAAGATGAACGGGCTGCAGGCCCAGGTCGCCGAGATCGAGCAGAAGCTCGCTCGCGGTGGCAAGGGCGAGGACGACAAGGCGAAGTCGATCGGCGAGCAGTTCGTCGAATCCGAGGGCTTCAAGCAGTTCCAGGCGTCAGACTTCTCCAAGTCGGCGCGTGGAGCTGACATGAAAGTCAAGGCGACGCTCACGTCGGCGATCACCGACTCGGCCGGCTCGGTCGGCGACGCGATCAACCAGACCCGGTTCCCCGGCATCCTGCCGCTGCCCCAGCGCCGAATGACTGTCCGCGATCTGCTTTCGCAGGGTCGAATGGACGGCAACACGCTCGAGTACGTGAAGGAAACAGGCTTCACCAACTCGGCCGCGCCCGTGGCGGAAGGTGCAGCCAAGCCGGAATCTGACCTGAAGTTCGATCTCGTCACCACGTCGGCCAAGGTCATCGCGCACTGGATGAAGGCCTCGAAGCAGGTCCTGTCCGACATCAGCCAGCTTCGTTCTATCATCGACCAGCGCCTGCTCTACGGCCTGGCCTATGTCGAGGAAGGGCAGTTGCTCAACGGCGACGGCACCGGCCAGAATCTCAACGGCATCATCACGCAGGCGACGGCCTATTCGGCACCGTTCGTTCCTGCCGATGACAACGGCGAGATCGACCAGGTTCGTCTGATGATGCTGCAGGCATCGCTGGCGGAATACCCGGCGACCGGCATCGTCATGCACCCGACGGACTGGGCGCGCATCGAACTGACCAAGGATGCCAACGGTCAGTACATCATCGGCAACCCGCAGGGCACGGCGCAGCCGACCCTCTGGAGCCTGCCCGTGGTGGCAACGCAGGCGATCGCCGTCGACAAGGTACTGGTTGGTGCCTTTAAGCTCGGCGCTCAGGTCTTCGACCGTTGGGATGCGCGTGTCGAGACCGGTTACGTCAACGATGACTTCATCAAGAACCTTGTAACGGTTCTGGCTGAAGAGCGTCTCGCGCTCGCCGTGTATCGCCCCGAGGCATTCATCTACGGCGACCTCGGCAACGTGGCCTGATGATGAGGTTTGAGGGCGAGCTCCGGCTCGCCCTTTCCCTTCCACTTCAAGGAGGCCCGACATGGCCAACCATCGTTACAAGGTTCTTCGTCACTTGATCGGTGACAAGACCTATGAACCGGGCGACGAGCGCATCGCCGAACCCGGTTCCGTCGCCCACCTTGTTCCTCGCGCTCTCGAGGACCTTGGCCCCGTGAAAGAGGCGAAGGCTGAAGACGCTCCGAAGAACAAGGCCGAGCCCGCCGCACCGTCCAACAAGGCAGCAAAGCCCGCCGGCAAAGGCGCGAAGAAGGATAAAGCGTAATGCCTCGCGCTGTTAGCAGCATCGTCTCCGACGCGACGATCACGGTCGGAGCGGAGAACACCAACGTTCGCGCTATCACCATTCAACTCAAGAATGGCTGGGGCAAGAACATTAACTTCCCGGCCGAAGTCGAACTTGTCGTTCTGCTCGACGCGGCCGGCGCTGATTATGTGGTCACCGGCGGGTCGACCGGCATCGCGATCGGCGCATCGGGAAAGCTTCAGCAGATCATCGCGAAGAAGCGCTTCGTCGCTCGTAGCACGGCTGCGGGGTTGATCGCCCTGACCTGGACCGACACCGGCACGGAAGCCGCCTACCTTGGCGTCATCCTGCCGAACGGCAAGCAGGTAATCAGCTCGGCGCTCACGAACGCCTAGGCCATGCTCTCGCCCGTCCGAACCATTGCCCCGGCCGTGCCGGTGGTGACGCTGGCCGAAGTCCGGCAAATGCTGCACGTTGACCATCAAGATGATGATCACTTGCTCCAGAGCCTGATCGACGCCGCGCATAGCCACCTCGACGGCTATTCGGGCATCCTCGGACGGGCGCTTATCACCCAGACGTGGCAACAGGACTTCAAGGATTTCACCTGCGAGCCGCTCCGGCTGCCGCTGAAGCCGATCCAGGAAGTGTCGACCGTCACCTATTACGACGGCTCGAATGATGAGCAGGAGCTGGACGATACCGTCTGGCAGCTTCTGACGGACGCCAGCGGGTCATATCTGGCGCTACAGGCCGATCAGTCGTGGCCCGGCGTCTATGGGCGCTCCGATGCCGTGCGCGTGACTTATGTGGCCGGCTATGGCGACGCCGCGAGCGATGTTCCGGCCGCGCTCCATACGGCGATTATCCTCTACGTGCAGATGCACTACGACCCGGAGAGCCGGGCCAGCCTGAAACCCGCCTTCGACGCTCTCGTCGGGCCTTTCTGGAATCCGTCCATCTAGGAGCCGATCATGACCGACATCTCAATCACCGCGGCGAATGTCCAGCGCTCGAGTTCATCGGACGTCGAGGTCGGAACCGCCGCTGCAACGATCACGGCTGGGCAGTGCGTCTATCGCGTCGCCGCAACAGGCCGCTTCAATCTATCGGACAGCAACTCCGGCACGGCGGAAGCCAGAGAGGTCTTCGGTATCGCTCTCAACGGAGCATCGGCCGGCCAGCCTCTATCGGTCCAGCGCAGCGGTGACATCACGATCGGCGGCACACTGACTGCCGGCGTTGCATATTACCTGTCCGACACGCCGGGCGGCATCTGCCCGGTCTCGGACGTGGGGTCGGGCGAATATTCGGTGGTGCTTGGTGTCGCCAAGTCGGCCTCTGTTCTCGCGCTGAACATCCAGGCGTCCGGCGTCGCCCTGTAAGCCGATGCGCATCCGGCTCACCGACAAGTTCAAGTGGTCGCCGCCTGAACTCAATGGCACGTGGACGCAGGTCTTCCAACCCGGCGAGCATACGGTGACCACCGCTTGCGGAAACGCGGCGATCGCGGCCGGGAAGGGGTCCAGGATCGCTGCGCCGAGGAAGAAGGCCGCCGATGAAAAGGCTGACTGAGCGTTTCCTTTGTCAGAAGAAGTCGATCGCCACCGACGAGTTCGACAACCCGGCCCCGGATGACGGTGTGTGGGAGACGCAATTCTCGGTGCGTGCCGAGCTGAAGCCGCGGCTCGGCGGTGAAAGCGTCATGGCTGGTAGGCTGAATGGCCGGCAGCCATACGTGGTCACCATCCGGCAGAGTCTGCAGGCGCGCAAGATCATGCCGGATTGGCAGTTGGTCGACGCGAACGATCGGTCACGGGTGCTGGCGGTTAAGTCGATCATCGATCCTGACAACAGAAACCGCTGGCTCGAGATATTGGCGGAGGAAGGCGTCGCCGCCTGATGGCGATCAAGGCGAAATTCCTTGGCCGGGACGCGGTGACGCGTAAGCTTCGTAAACTGGTCCCTGATGCCGAGAAGCAGGCAGCGATCGCTCAGATGGAAGCTGCAATGGATCTGGCTTCAGCCATCCGGCCGCGCGCGCCGCGGCTCACTGGCGAGTACGCAGACAGCATCCAAGGAGACCGTCTCTCGAACCGGCGCGAGGCGGCCGTCGGCGCGAGGACAAAAGACCCGAATGCGACCGGCATCTTTGCATCGTGGAAATGGCGCTGGCTCGAGTTCGGCACGGTCAAGATGCCGGCAAGGCCCCATATAATGCCCACATTCCGCGCTGCCCGGAAGCGCATTCGGCGGAAAGTCGCCAACGCGATCAACAAGGCGGTCCGAAAGGCAAAGGCTGGCTGATGGCGTCTCCCGAATACGAACTCGTCGGCAAGGTGCTTTCGCGGCTGCTCGCATATCCCGCGCTTCAAGCGCTGATCGGCCCGCGCGCCTATTACCGGGCGCCGGCGAACGCCGTGTTCCCGTATGTCACGACGGAGGACACCGACAAGTTGCGCGCGGATGCCACGTGCATCAGCGGCGCCGAAATCTACATGAGGGTTCACGTCTACGCGCGCGACGGGAACCCGCTGCAAATCGCGCGTCAGATCGCTCACGAGGTGGAGAACGCGCTGCATGGGCATGCGCTCGACCTGCCGAGCAATGAACTGATCGTTTTCAACCACCGGCAGACACAGGCCTTCTATGACCCGGATGGGCTCACCGGGCATGGCGTCGTTGAGTTCCGAGCCATCACACACGCACCGGCCTGACCGGCTTTCCTGAAGGAGAAACACCATGCCAGCTCAGCTCGGCCGCATGCTGCTCATCAAGATCGGCGACGGCGGCTCGCCCTCCGAAGTCTTCGCCATTCTGTGCGGACTCAAAACCCGCACGTTCAACCTGTCGGCCAATGAGGTCGACACGACTTATCCCGACTGCGACAACCCCGGCGGCGCCGTCCAGCGCACCGCTCGGCCCGGCATCGTCAACCGGACGTTCTCGGGGTCGGGCACTTTCGTCAGCGGCGGCACGCAGGCGATCCTGATGGGCCATGTCCGCGGCGCGACCGTATTCAATGCTCAGGTCGTTGTTCCCGGCGAGGGCGAATACGAAGGTTCCTGGATGGTGTCGGACTTCGAGTTCGAAGGAGACATGGAGGACGACATGCAGTTCTCCGCGACCTTCTCGGCTGCCGGCCCCCTCGAATTCACGGCTGAATGATGAGCCTGCCTGTCAATGGCGCGCGCGGCGAGGTTGCCCTGCGCGTCGGGACCGTCGATCTGGTCATTGCCGCCGAGATCGGCCGGCTTTCGGCGGTGTCCACCGCTCTGGAATGCAAGTCCTTCGCCGATCTCTATCAGCGCCTGCTCGGTGTCGAGGTCTCGGCGACGATGGCGGCGATCCAGCATCTGACCGTCAAGGGCGACGCCACCCAGGCACTGCTCCAGCTTCGTCTCCGTGACTTTCCAGCATGCAGCAAGGCCTTCGCCGCGGTGCTCGCGCATCATCTGGGCGAAGACGAGGGAAAAGGCGAAGCCGCCGGCGAGGCGGCCGACAAGACGAGCGACCATTCCCCTGGTCAGACTGGCTGAAGACCGCGCTCGGTCCGCTCGGCTGGCGGCCGGTCGAGTTCTGGTCGGCCACGGTGACTGAGTTTTTCACCGCGATCGAAGCCTTCAACGAAATGCACGCCGATCCGAAGAAGGTCGACGCGCCGACAGAAGACGAGATGGCAAAGCTGCTGGAGCGCTACGGCTAATCGTCGAACAGGCTGTCCGGCAGACAGGTGATCGAGCCTTTTCCAGTCGCCTCGCTGTAGGTGCCGAGGGCGGTCGCCACGGCTTTCAGTTCAGCCTTTCGCTTTTCGCACTCCGCCTTTGAAAGACCCTTGGCGGCAACATGCTCAGCGTTCCCGATGGCTTGAACTAGCCGATACGTCTCCTCTGCATAGGCGGAGGCCGCAGCCATTGTCAGACCGACAGTCAAAATCACCCGCATCATTGGTGCTTTCCTTTGGCTCAAGACCTAGAACAACTAGTGCTAAGCATCAGTGCCGATACGGCACAAATGCGACGCGCTTTGAAACGGCTCGAGGGAGACGTTTCGAGCAGCACGCGCAGGGTAGAGCAAAGCTTTGGCGCTCTTAGCAAGCGGGTAAGCTCGACTTTCGATGGCATCGGGCGCAGCGCGCGCGGCGCATTCGCAGGAATTCTCGCTGGTTTTAGCCTCCGCGAAGCGCAAACCTTACTTGATAGCGCTACGCGAATTCAGAATGCCCTCAAGGTTGTTGGTCTAGAAGGCGAGGAACTGGCGCGGGTTTATGATCGCCTTTTCGCCAGTGCGCAGAAGAATGCCGCCCCTTTCGAGACGCTGGTTACCCTCTACACCCGCCTATCTCTTGCACAGAGAGACCTTGGAGTAACCAACGACGAGATCATTGGTTTTACCGACAAGGTCGCTCTCGCGTTGCGCGTGCAGGGAACGACAGCCGAAGAAGCACGCGGTGCGCTTATCCAGCTTACGCAGGCGCTGGGCGGCGGCATCGTCCGCGCAGAAGAATTCAACAGCATCGTTGAGGGAGCTCCAACGATCCTCCGTGCCACAGCCGCCGGGTTGAAGGAGGCGGGCGGCTCTGTCGCAGCGCTGCGCAAACTCGTCATCGAAGGCAAGGTGTCGTCGGAAGCATTCTTCCGGGCATTTGAAGCGGGTTCGGTCGTCCTTGAGGACAAAGTTGCCGGAGCCGAATTGACACTGAGCCAGAGCTTCGCGCGGCTTCAGAACGTTATGATCGATACTGCGACGCGGTTTAACGACCAGACCGACGCTAGCGGGCTTCTTGCTCGCGCCATTGACAACAATCTCATCCCCGCCATCCAGGAGTTAGGCGACATCCTCGCGGGCGTCACCGGCGGCCCGCTGGGCGACTTCTACAACCAGATCGGCAACATTATCGATCGAGTTGTGCAGCTCTCAGCCGATCTTGGCGCGATGACGGGTCTCGATGCCATTGGTGGTAACCCATATATCGGACCCGGCCGCATCCAAGACCGAATTGACGCGGCGTTCGCAGGAACTTCGTTTTCCACGCCGAAAGGCGCTCGTAAAGGCGGCGTTGAGCTTACCGTCGACAAGCCAAATTCGGTGGTCAAACCTGTCACCCTTGGCGACTATCCGGTGTCTGGAGACGGCAAGGGAAAGCGAAAGCGCGAAGACGAGTATGCGCGCGAAACCCGCCAGGTCATTGAACGCACGGCCGCTTTGGTCGCTGAAACAGAGGCTCAGCGCCAGCTAAACCCGCTGGTCAATGACTACGGCTATGCCGCGGAAAAGGCGCGCATGGAGCGCGAGCTTCTCACGGCGGCCGAAAATGCCGGGAAGCAGATCACGCCGGAACTCCGGGCGGAGATCGAGGCGCTCGCCGAGCAATATGGGCTGGCGACCGCAGAGTCCGAACGTCTGGCCGAAAGTCAGGATCAACTCCGCGAAAGCATGGAGGAGATCAACGAGCTCGGCAAAGACGTCATGGGCGGTTTCATCGACGACATGATCGCGGGAAAGAGCGCATCGGAAGCGCTTGCCGGCGCACTGCAGAAGGTCGGGCAGAAGCTGATCGACATCGGGTTGAATTCGCTGTTCTCGCCGAAAGGCGGCGGTGGCGGAATCCTGAGCCTGCTGTTCGGTGGAGGCACGACGGGGTTCAAGGGCGATATTCTCTCGGGCAAGCGCATCGGTCTCTTTGCCAAGGGCACAAACTTCGCCCCAGGCGGGCCTGCGATCGTCGGCGAAAAGGGACCGGAACTGATCAACCTGCCGCGCGGCAGCCAAGTCATCCCGACTGCGCCGACGCTGCGAGCGTTGCAGAACGGAGGCGGCAGCATCTCCGCTCCCGTCCATGTCTCGATCGATGCGCGCGGCGCCGACGAGGCAGGCCTGACCCGTGTCGCGCGCGAGGTGGCGATGCTGAAGGCGACACTCCCGGGCACGATCGTCTCTACGGTCAAGGAAGCGAAGAAGCGGCGGGTTCTGACATAAATGGCGCTGACCTATCCGCTCGACTTCCTGCTCGACTTTCCGGGCTGGTCGACACGCTTCGAACTGATGCGCCGGCAGGAGCAGTCGCGCCAGGCTGACGGCATCACGCTTGTGAAGGATATGGGCGATCCGCTGTGGATCGCATCCTACCAGTCGCGCACGCTGTTTCCGAACGAACTCGATCGCTGGCGGGCGACGCTGCAGGCGCTGGAAAACGGCCTGCAACAGTTCAAGGGGCGGCCGCTGTCACGCTGCTATCCGATCCTCTACCCGAACGGCACATGGCCGACAGGCGGCGGGTTCGATGGCACTAATGCCAGCCTCGACTTCGTGGGCGCCAACCGCTCGCTGATCAGGGTCGAGGACCTGCCGGAAGGGTTTGTCCTGTCCGTCGGCGACTATCTCCAGATCGGCGATGCGGACCTGCACCAAGTGGTCGAGCAGGCAACGTCGAACAGCAGCAACCTCACGGCGATCTTTCAGGTAACGCCGCATATGTGGCCCGGCGTGGTGGCCGGCGACGCGGTGGCGGTCTCGGTCAAGCAGCCCTTCTGCCTGATGACGGTCGTTCCGGGTTCGGTGAACTCGGAAGCCGACATGTCCACGGGGCGCGGCATCATCTCCTGGCAGGCTGTCGAGAGTCGGTAGATGCGTGCGATATCGTCGAACAACCAGGCGGCGCTGGAAGCCAAGCAGCTTGTCGCCAGAGACTTCCTGTGGGTCGAGGCGCGCGAGTTCGTCAGTCGCGATCCGGTAAGTCAGGGTTTTTGGTCCGGCGTAGGTAACGTCACGGCGCAGGTATTGAACCCGCTGACGGGCCTGTCGAGCGAGCGGTCATGGACGGGCTCAGGCTCGCTCATTCAGATCAGCGATATTCCACTGGTCGCCAACGGAACGGTGCAGTCGATCACCATCGAGACCTCGCAGCTTCATGCGCAGGTCGAAACCGTTTTTCGGGACTATGACTGCAAGCAGGCGCGGATCGAGGTCTATCGCGGCCTGTTCGATCCGACGACGCGCGCGCTGGTTGCCCCGGCGTTCTGCCGGTTCTTCGGCTTCCTCGACGGCGATCCGATCACGACGCCGAGAGAGGGTGAAGGCGGCAAGATCGAACTGACGGCGAAGTCGCATACTCAGGAGTTCATCCGGTCGAACCCGGAAACCCGCTCGCAGGTCAGCCAGATCAAGCGCTCGGCGACGGATATTTTCTACAAGGATGCTGGCGTCGTCGGAGACTGGGAAATTTTCTGGAACGACAAGCGCGGCAAGGTGCCCAAGAAATGACCGACACGGTTGACGGGCAAGCCGGCGACGAACTGTGATCCGCCGCGCACTGTTCACCGACCGGTTACATGCCGTTCGGATGGCGAGGGACTTTCATCAGGCATCGGGTGCTCCGTTCGCCTTCGATGCCCCGGCGGCGGAGTTCGTGTTCGCGTCCTCGCTGGAAGCGCCGGCCCGGCTGGTGCTGATCCTCGACGATGGGCGGCCGCGCGGCATCCTCCTGGCCGAGGCCGCCGATCATCCGTTCGGGTGCTTCCGCATCGCGACGGAACGCATCTGGTGGGTCGATCCCGAGGCGCGCGGACCTGAAGCGATCGAGATGCTCGACGCCTACGAGGCATGGGCGCGCGAGCAGAGCTGCAAGCTCATCAACATGGCCTGCCTCGGCACAGATCCGGTGCTGGCACGGCTCTACCGGCGGCGTGGCTTCAAGCCCGCCGAGACGCACTTTCTGAAAGCTCTCTGATGGCGATCATCACGGCCGGCATCACGTCCCTGCTTGCGGGGACGGCGCTGGGCACATTCTTCGGCACTGCAGTCGGCAGCGCGATCCTGTCGACTGTTGTCGGGCTGGGTATCTCGCTGGCGGCGAGCGCCATTGCCGGGCTGTTCACGCCAGAGCAGGCACAGGAGCGTCCGTTCGCGCTGCAGGGCAAGCTTCAGGCGGCAGGCACCATCGGCCGGTCGATCCTGTTCGGCCTGTGCGCTACCGCCGGATCGCTCGTCTATCACAACACATGGGCGGCGGATTCGTCGAAGACACCGAACGCCTTCTACACGCAGGTCATCGCCCTTTCGGACTGGCCGGTGCGCGGGCTCAACGAAGTCTGGGTCAACGGCGAGAAGGTCACGCTGCTCACCGGGCAGGCGATCAACCGCGGCGCGCCTGTCCAGCAATACCGCGTGGACGGCAAGGACTATCTCTGGGTCAAGTTCTACGACGGCACCCAGACGACGCATGACGCATTCCTGAACGAATATGTGAGCAGCACCGATCGGCCGTGGGAAACGACACGGGTCGGGATCGGCGTTTCCTATGCGATCGTCACTGCGCTGGTGAACGAGGAGTTGTTCGCCTCCTTTCCGGAATATCGTTTCGTGCTCAACGGCGCCAAGCTCTATGATCCGACCCGCGACACGA